ACCAGACGGCATATACAGTAACCTTGATTGATTCAGAACCACCAGTTGAAATATCTGGTATAGGATTAGCTACACGAAGGTAGCATATACCACCACGAATAGTGATTTTACGACCAAAAGACACAGGAGCAGCAACACCAGTATCGACAGGCTGTAATCCACCAGACGTAGTAAAGAATTCAAGACCCGATGAATTAGGTAAAGCATTAACAAATCGTAGAGTTGACGTGTCGATGCTGTTTGGAGTATTAACAGTAGAAGCACTGTCAAAAACAGAACGCCAGTGAATATCGAATTGCGTATCATGATAGAGACGTCTACGATAAGCACGAGCGCTTGTTCTCCTCGTCCTAAATTGTCCGATAGCTTTAGGGTTAAGTGTCCTACTTGATTGACCTTGTACGCGTCGACTTATTGGTCTCCTAAACCGACGAACTGGAACGAAACGAGTTCGTTTAACAGGACGTCGAAATATAGGACCGCCGGAGCGTTTCCGCATGTGAATACCGCGAGCCATTTGTATCTTACTCACCCTTGTCGGGTAAGCGCGGGTTATACGAATGATTAGTAATGGGTATGGGGGTCTATTTATAGTGTTCGGGTACATAGAAGCAACGTGACACAGAGGACCCTGCACCACCACTAGCAGTGTAGCGGTCCCTTCCCGTCCTCGGAGGCAAAGCCTCCTCCGACGCGTGACGCTACACCTGCAGGTCGGGGTCCACTGTCCATACCTTTCCCGGCGCAATTGACACGATCAAGTATTTTGTTTTTCATTCATTTCTATTAATTGTACACGTCTTAATAGGGCCGGAAGTTGAGGATTAACTTCATCGGCCCATTTAAAGATCTGTTTGGGCTCGAAATTACTAGTTACAATAAAGTTACAAGCATAAAGGGCCACCATGCCTCCCTTTGTTTCTACCATACATTTATAACGATCAAACCAACGTAGTAGATGATTAATATCTATGCCACATGGGCCGAAATCATCTATTATTACATCTTTTTCCATCATGTATCCATTCCACCACTTAGTACGTGGTTCCTTTATGTACGCTTCAGGGAGTTCCTCATGCGCTCGTTTTGATTTGCCAGTTCCTGGAGGTCCGTAGTACCACCTGACATTAATTGATGGTCGAGGAATTGGTCGATAGAGGGAAAGGGTGTTTCGTAACATGCTAGATCCAGAGAACACGAAGGTTCCGGGGAAAGAATGGGCGAATTCATCCACTCCTTTATTTCCAGATCTGACGGCAGCCATGAAAGATTCTCCAAGCTCATCTCGGGAAGAGGATCGGCCACCTTCATTGATGCTACCTCCTTCTTCAAAGTTTCCTGATTTGCTGCAATAGACTCTATTTTGTCTTGCAGTACCATTAGCCCTTTCAAGATGCGCCCTTGGGCCAAGCTGATGCTTAATAACATCGAAAGTATACCGTCGTTTGAGGGAGGCATATCCTTGGAGATGGGGGGTACCTGACTCTCCAACTTCTCGCCCGATGATCCAGTACTTGGCTTCTTGTTCGAACCAAGCGGTGATGCGAGGGAGATCTTCCTCTTCGACATAGTTATTTAGTGTAAAGCAGAAGTGTAAGAGAGGGGGATGAGAGCGAGGCATTGAGTTATGTGAGAAATGATCTTTATTTATAGAGCGAGGGGGTACAAGCGAGGGGGCCGGGGGAACGGGGGTAATACTAGCCCCGTTCCCTTCCTTCCCGCCTAAGTTACAATTGAGGTAAGCAATGACCTATTACAGACTAAGACATAATAATATAAAAACCTATCGTAGACTAGACTTCATCCATAACAAAAGATAAGTTATGGCCCACAGCGAAAGTGAGTGTTTCCGCACTTGGTGTTGACTCAGTATTAGTCATCTGTCCGACTTGAATTAACCAGTGGAGTTGATTACCAGCAGACTGAAATATATTCCTATCAAGCTTCATAGGACGCAGCCTAAATGCTATCTCTTCAACGGAATTATTAGGACTAAGAATAAAATCCCTTCTGAACATAATCTTTCCAATATTTTTTATAAAATCAGGTACAAGCGATGGATCCCAAGATTGAGGTACTCCACCTACAGGTGCCGGAGGAAATCCACCGAAATTAGGGTTACGTACAGACCAGACGGCATATACAGTAACCTTGATTGATTCAGAACCACCAGTTGAAATATCTGGTATAGGATTAGCTACACGAAGGTAGCATATACCACCACGAATAGTGATTTTACGACCAAAAGA